CTGGCGCGGTGAACAAAGTCATTGTGTCCAATGGATCGCTAACCATTAACGGCAACACGGCCACACTGGACACGGGCGGGAGCAGTAGCGGCGTGAGCAGTGTCAATAGTTTAACAGGCGCGGTTGAGTTGTACGGAACAAACCTGAACGTACAAAGCGGCGTGCAACAAACCATCTACGGCAAGTTCCAAAGCGTCGATAGTGACTTGACCGACATTCTGCAAATCCTCAAAGGCTCTGCGCAAAACGAGCTTGGCGTGTTTAGTGACGTGTCAGACAACACCAAACCGTCGTTGAAGGTGACAACTACCAACGCCATTTTGCGTGGCGGTACGGCCACGCTAATCAAGGCAGAGCAGACAAGTCCGGGCACGTTGACGTTTGCTGTTGCTGCTGGTGCAAGCGACACCGAAACCACAGGCATGTTGGTTGCCGGCCAAGCCAATGGCAATGTTGTGACTACGTTCCCTTTGGAGGTGCGGTTCACCGGATCCACGTCCGGCATTGATTACGGCGACTTGGACAATACGCCGACAACAATCACCGCAGGTCAAGCAAGTGCAATCACGGCGAACACCGCGAAGACAGGCATCACATCAGGTCAGGCATCAGCGATTACGGCCAACACTGCAAAGACGGGTATCACATCAGGTCAGGCATCAGCCATTACAGCAAACACTGCAAAGACTGGTATCACATCAAGTCAAGCAAGTGCAATCACCGCCAACACCGCGAAGACTGGTATCACGTCAGGTCAAGCATCAGCTATCACCGCAAACACGTCCAAGACGGGCATCACGTCAGGACAGGCAAGCGCCATCACGGCGAACACTGCAAAGGTTACCTTTCCGGGCTTTGGTACGTCAGCGGGTACGGCGTTGGAAGGTGACACAACGATACCCACGGCCACATCGCAACTGTCCAACGATTCGGGATTCATAACCGCAGCCAATGAACTAGACGGGCAGAAGGTTGAGTACTTCACACGCACATCAGGGTACAGCAACGGCAACCACGAGGGCAAGGTGTTGAAGTTTGGCACGGCGACAATAGTTGCATTGAAGTTGTATCAGTACACATCAGGCGGTTGGGGCGCAACCGATGCAAATGCGAGTGGGAAGGCAACCGGACTTGTGGCTCTAGCCCTAGGAACAAGCGAGGCAACCGACGGACTTTTGCGTGAAGGCGTAATACAATCGACAACGTATGCAGGATTCACCGCAGGTGAAACACTGTACGTCAGCGAGACCGAGGGATTGATAACCAACGCAGCGCCGACAGCCTCTGGTTCTGTTGTGCGTGTCGTTGGGTACGCACTAGGCAGCAGCCAAATTTACTTTGATCCGAGCGACACATTTATTGAGCTGGCCTGATGGGTACGATAATCAAAGTCTCTGGAATAGCTGATGCAAGCATCGGCAAAGTTGACACCATTGCAAAGGCAGGTATTGCGAAACTAAATGGACAAGACTTTGCTGGTGGTGATGTGATATTGACCAACTTGATTCAGCATTGGGACTTCAACAACGCGTCGTTCTATTCAGGCAGTGGAACCAGTATCACAGACCTGTCCGATAGTTCAAAGACTGGTTCACTAGTGAACGGCACAACCTTTGATTCTGCTGCGCCCAAGAACGCCACGTTTGACGGTGTCAATGATTACATGGAATGTGACATTGTCAACACCTATGGCTCCACGCAGACGGTAGAATTCTGGGCTAAGTTCCCAGACTTCAGTAACATCAAGCGCTTTATGTTCGTGCGAAATTACAAGTCCAACTGCTCGACTACAAACGGTGGATACGCGTTCCAATTTGACGCGGTCAACAAGCAAATCATGTACACTCCAATGGGCGTTGCGTTGTACAGAAGCAACACAATCTCGGCATCTATGAGTACGGACACATGGTATCAATTCGCCATCAGTATGAACGGCACGTCACTGCGCTACTTCTTAAATGGCAGCCTCATAAACAGCAGGTCCATGAGTTCGACCCGTCACCAGCCATGCCAAACGAATTTGCATTGCCGTGTTTCTACGTTGACCCGAAACAATGGCACGGTGAACACATCCTTTTGCACAACCGGAAGCATTGGTGAACTGCGCATCTACACATCCAGCTTATCAGATGCGGACATCACTTCAAATTTTGACGCAAGAAAATCTCGATATGGATATTGAAGGCGCATACAAAATTATTATGGTCAGCGATTTGCCAACGTACTCCGATTACTATGAGGTGCGCAGGAGCTTTGACAATCTCGAATGCATCATTGAGCCGCAAACACCCGGCGCAACAAGTGGCCTGTTGGCTATCGATGAAGTCCACGCCTACATGTACGCCGACCGCGACAACTGGATTGACGACGACGAAGACGCGTAACGTGGCTGAATGAGATTTACGCAAAGGGTGGTCCAGCACAAAGGCAAGGAGTAAATTGCCGATATGGAATTCATCATGGACTTCTGGGCCGAGTTGGTTATCGCGCTGCTCGCCTTCGCAAAGGTTGTTGTTAACCTGACACCTAGCATCAAAGACGATCGGGTCTTCTCTTATGTTGACCTGTTGTTCAACGCGATCATCGCCAACAACACAAAGGAAAAAGAATAATGGCCGGCATTATTAACGGAAGCGTTTACTTACTCAAAATCGGTGGGACTGCATTGCCAGACCAGACCGAGGGAAGCATCAGCCTGTCCATGGAGACACGCGACACAACCAGCAAAGACAGCAGCGGATTTCGTGAGCTATTGGAGTCCACGCGTAGCGGAAGCATCAGCGTCAGTGGATTGGTTGACGAGGCTACAGGCCAAGCGGTCTCAGTTTTGATGACGCATTTTGCTGCGCGTTCTTCGTTCGCCATCGTCTTTGGTTTGGACGCGACGGCCGAGAATAACTTCACATGCGCCTCCGCATATGTGACTTCTATCGAAGCCAGCGGAGGCACAGAAGACAACGTGACATACAGCGCAACAATTGAGCTGTCGGGATCAATCGCATTTTCTCAAGCGTAATGCAGATTGAGCTTAACGGCAAGGAGTTTCGTTTGCGTTGTGACATGCGCGCCCTGGCTAACGCCAAGCGCGAATCAAACATTGACATTGGCAACCTCGGAGACGACGTTGTGGAGGTCGGAACGTTTGTGTACTACATGGCACAAAGCGGCGCGAGACATGCGGGAGTTGAATTCAAGTACGAGCTTGACGACTTCTTAGGACTTATCGAGATTCAAGACCTCGAAAAATTGGGAACCGCTATCACTTCGCTCATGGGTGGTGGCGCGGAAAAAAAAAGGTGAAGCGGAACCGCTGACCTTTGCCGATTGTATGCAGATAGGGTTGGGCCGATTACGGTTCAGCCCTTCTGTGTTTTATGACATGACGTTTGTCGAGTTCTGCGCAGCGGCACAAGGCAACGCCAAGCATGAGGAACACATGCAGCAGATGGAATGGGAGCGCACCAGATGGTTGGCTACTGTGATGATGCAGCCACATTCCAAGAAGGGTCAGAGTATCAAGCCGCGCGACCTTGCTATCTTTCCATGGGAGAAGAGAGAGAAGAAGAAGAAGCGTTCGAACAAGCTCCTACAACACACACTGAAATCGTGGGCTAATGGCACTACTTAAGGATCTAAAAGTAACAATCGGCCTGAGCAAAAAGGGCTTGACTAAACTTAACGCGGACCTGCGCCGCACAAAGAGTTCTTTCAAGCGCAACTTTGGCGAGATTTCAAACATGGCAAAAAACGCCGCGCTAACAATTGGCGTGACGCTTGTTGCTGCTGTCTCTGCACTCATTAAAAAGGGCGCAGAGATGGAGACATTGCGCACCGGGTTTGTAAGCCTTGCAGGTGGCGCAAACAAAGCGGCGGCCATTGTCAAGGAGCTGAACGAATTCACGGCAAAGACTCCGTTCCAGTTGCAGGAAGTCAGTAGTGCAGCGAGGCAATTGCTTGCTGTCGGAACCGAACGAAGCGAACTGCAAAAGGAGTTGAAGATGTTGGGAGACGTTGCGGCCATTAGTGGAAGCAGCATTCAAGACATCGCCGCAATTTTCTCAAAGGTTCAGGCCAAGGGCAAGGTTGAACTAGAGAACCTCAACCAATTGGCCGAACGCAGCGTTCCCATTTTTGAGCAACTTAAGATTGTTACAGGTGATGCCAACATGGAGTTTGGCGCGGGTGCAGTTAGCGTAGAGGAATTCAATACTGCGCTGGAGCAGATGGTCGCAGAAGGTGGGCTTGCGTCTGGCGCAATGGAGAACCTCAGCCAAACTGTCTCAGGTAAAATGACCACACTCATGGACAACCTTGGGTTGGAAATGGGCAAATTTGCAGAGAAGAGCGGTCTATCTGCTGCATTTAGTGCAGAGTTGACACGCGCCACGGATATGTTGAAGGGCGTAAGTGGCGCGGCTGGTTCTGATGTGGCGGCAGCGTTGGGCGTGGCAGAGGAAGCCATGGACGCATTCGGTACGGTGACCGCAGACAATGTCGACGATGTCGAACAAAAGATGGCCGACGCTCAAGCGGCTATCNCAAAACTTAAAGAAGAANTAGAGACGGGNANTCCACACGGAGAACTGGTTGCGTTTTTGTTCGGTAAAACTGGTGGTGTTTTGAAATTGCGAGAGGACATTAAAAACATGGTGGATCCTCTGACCGCCATGCAAGAGAAACTCGGTCAAGCCGGAGTTAGTCTGAACCAATCAGTGTTAGGCGGCACGTTGGCTACTGGTGGTGCGCCTGAAGATGACGGACCCACACAAACATTGAAAGAGTTCACCGCACAATTTAAAGCGGCTGCGAAATTGACGGAAGCTCGACAGGCGCTTTTGGATATTCAGAACCAATCAATTGTTAGCGCGAAAGACGAAGCTATTGCACAACAAGGTTTGGCGGATGCATATGGCAGTGTGACCGACGGCATTATTGAGGCGGTCGAAATGGAGGAAGAGTCGCCCATCATGGACGAGGACACCCAGCGGCGCATTCAGGATGGCACAAAGCAATTGAAAAACCTAGCGCGCGTTAGTCAGATGACCGGACAAGTGTTCAACTTTATGGGCAACATGGTAAACACTGCATTCGACAACATCAAAGACAAGTCGCAAGGATTCCATGAGGTAATCAAAGCTATGTTGGACAGCCTACTCAAGCGGGCCATTGCTTTGGCTGCAACCTTTGCAGCGATTAGTATTTTCACGGGTGGAGGTGCGAAGGCGTTAGCCGCGACAGGTGCAAAGAGCTTTGGCGGGTTTATGATGGGCGGCCTTGGCGTTCCACAGATGGCCGACGGAGGTATGTTCACGGGCGCTTCATTGGCCATGGTCGGCGAGGGCGCAGGTACGTCAGCNATAAACCCGGAGGTCGTTGCACCGCTGGACAAGCTGCGCGATATGATGGGAGGCGGGAACGTAACNGTGACNGGCCGACTCGATGGCCGCGACATCTTAATCAGCAGCGAGCGCGCAGGGTTTGACCGAAACCGAGTAAGAGGATTCTAATGGCAGGNGAAAGACTATACAGCGAATTCAAGGACAACGAAGGTGACGTGTGGCGCGTGAGCATCTACGACACCAATGCAACATGGGACGCGGNNAACAAGACNGCNTTNACTCTTGGNTCTGATGGCTTTGTGTTGCAGTACAGTGGCAACAACGAGCAGCAGCATGATCCTGTCATAGGCAGCTCNGTGCAGTTCGTATTGTTTGAGCAGGTAGCCGCGCACACCCAAACGTTAGACCTACTCTANAGCTTCCCGGAGGGTCGCTTGCTGCTGGACATATACCGAGACCCAGACGGCGANAACANNTTGTACTGGCGCGGCGTAATCCTAGCGGAGCAGGTAGAGCGCAACGACGAACCCATGCCTACGGCCGTAAGCCTAACGGCAAGCGATGACCTNGGCAACCTCAAAGACATAGANTTCAGNTTGACAGCGGGCGACGTTGGNTCTAGCGGGNTNTTCATATACAAGCACATCTTGCGGTGTCTTGCTGGGCTGCGTACCTACTCCCGATTTGCTAGTGGTGAACCCATCTTGCGATACATCAACGACACTGAGTTGAGTAGCACCGAAGACGATCCAAACCCATTGGCCGAAATCATTGGGACTGTTCCAGTGACGGTTGACAATGACGGCAACACAGAAGCTCACAATTCGTTTGACATTCTCTCAAGCCTTGCAACCTGCTTTAATGCGCGCGTCTTCCTATCCGAGGGCGTGTTCTGGTTCTGGCCCATCAACGCGCACAAGCGGTTGTCGGACGGCACGAACATCGGCGCGGCGGGCATCAGGCAATACGACAAGGNNGCNGGNTATGTAGCTTGGACGACAGCGGACAGCAACGCCATGAACGCCGCCGCAGTTCAGAACAGCGGAACGGATTACAAGAAGCTCGCCGGGCATGTCTTCACACACTTACCGCCTGTTCGTTCAGTCCAGCGCACACGAAGGTTTAACGGCAACCAATACCTCTTGCGCGGCAATGACGACACGATTATTACATCAGGTCAGAACGTTACGCTTGCCGATACGGACGAAACGTATGAGGTAGGTACAAAGTTCCGCATCAGCGGATCACTTGAGTTCCAAGTGTCGCCGGACTCAAGCTTTGAGTTCAACGCACCTGACGCCCGTGTACACATCGAGGTTGAGTTGAAAATCAACGCTGATGCCAAGTATTACCAGCCGGAAGAGTGGACCACAGACAGCGCGGACAGGTACGTGATTGACGTGCGGACCTTCGACCGCAATCGCGGAACCAACACCGTGACGGCATTCAGTTTTGTAACGGACGCTCTACCATCAGAAGAAGATGGG